GTATCTATTGCTGGTTGGGATTGGACAACCTGGAGCACAGGAACTGGAATTACATATTCAACAACAGGTTCATCTTTAGACATTGCATGGGACCTTCGTCCATATCCACAACAAGATGCATCTACACAAATGGTTCAAATTAGATTTAATGCTGATGTAAATCCAAATGATGGTGCATGGATGGCAAATATTACTGCTACTGGACCAATTCCAAATGGCGCTAGATTTAATTATAGAGAAACTACCAATGGAACGATTATTCCAATTGAAGATACAAATACAGGTTCTGGTTTTGCTGGACAGATAAGTCAGGGTGCAACATTTACTCCTTATGTAGATCCAAATACATCAACCGTTCAAGCAGCAGTAGATGCAGCAAATGCTGTTATTACACAATTAAATCAAAGCCTTACTCCAGTTGTTGCACAAAATACTTTAAATACATCAGCAATAAATGCTATCAATACAACATCATTAGTCAATGCTATAAATACAGCGTCAACTACAAAGGCAAACCTACAAACAACATTAAATACAAATGCACAAGAATTAACTAATGCTATTAATGATAATATTCCTACGCCTGCTCCTATACTTTCAGAGCCAGTTGTTGAAGGAACCACAGTAACTATTGCCCCTGAATTACCAGAAGGATACACAGCAAATACTTGGTTTTATCAGGTTATAACAGATGATCCAGATGCTGAAAATCCATATAAAGGTCAAACCTTAAATACAGATGGTGCTCCAGAATCTATTCAATTAACTGGATTAACAGAGGGTGCTACATATACTATTAGAATTGCTAACTGGTCTGGTCCAGTAAGTCAATATTCAGAGGTTGAAGTTATTATTCCTCAAGAAGAGGTTATTGCAGTACCCGCTCCAGAACCAGTATTTATTTATGCTCCCGAACAAACTCAACCAGATTTAACCACTCCAACTGAAGAGGAAAGTACAGAAATAGAAGAAACTCCTGTAGAGGAAACTCCTGTTGAAGAAGTGCCTTCTGAAGAGCCTGAATCTCCCGAAACGGATACACCTGAATCTGATGAATCTTCATCCAGCGATGAACTAGAAAATATTCTTGAAGAAAATCAGGATTCTTTTGAAGAAATAGCACAAGATAATGATACCTTATCTGTAGAAGAAGTACAAGATATAGTTAGTGATTTAGTTTCAGATAGTGGTTTAAATGCATCTGAAGTTACAGAAGTTTTAGAAGCAATTGCCAATGGTGAAGAGGTATCTGAAGAAATTGCTGCTGAAGTTTCATCTACATTATCAGAAGGTGGATTAACAGAAGCAGAAGCAGAGTTTATTACAGAAATGTTATCTGCAGATGGAGAAATAACAACTGCAGAAGTTGTTAATTTATCTGAAGCATTATCTGAAGATGGTAAATTTACCTTAGCAGAAAAAGATTTAGTTGCAGATGTGTTAGTGTCATCAGCAGAAGGAGCACCAGTTGAAGCCTCTTCCATAGAAGCGGCGGGACTTGAATATCGTGATCTTCCACCATTAATTCCAGTAGAAGTAAGAGAAGACATTAATGGTAATCCAGTAGTTATTACAGCAGAAGTGGCTTCAGCATTGCTTGTATTAGAAAATCCAGCAGCACTATTAGATGCGGTTGCTACTTGTTTTAATCCAGATGAAGCAATTGAAGGTTTGACAGAAGAGCAAAAATGTGAGTTGGGCAAAGCCTTACTTAGCATAGGTGCTGATATGTCTATTCCAGAACGTGAAAAAGCAGAAGATATTGTAGTAGTAACAATTATTGCTGGTCAAGTAATTATTGCTACTTCACCTAGAAGAAGGAGATAAAAAAATGAAAAAGTTAAAAGAATGGGGTATGGCAATCCTCAATGAAAACTTTACATTTCTTGGCTTCTTTGTGGCATGGGTGGTTTTAGAGGGTAGCGCAAAGACGGTAGTTGGGTATGTAACCCTAGCATCAGTAGCCATATGGTTTGCAACCATAGGAATCCGTAAAGAAGAAGAGTAATAGTATAGTATAATGGAGGTTATGAAAACCTTTCGTAACCTATCATTAATTTCAGTACTAATATTTTCATTGGCTGGATGTGGCTATCAAGGTTTCTATAGATATCCTTGTCAAAATCCTGACAATTGGGAGAAGGCTGAATGCAATCCCCCAATTTGTGAAGCATCTGGAACATGCACAAAAGATATGATTAAGATAGATACAAAAATAGACATAGATACAACAGGGGGAACAAACAATGGCTAAAGAAAAACTATCTCCACAAGATTTAGACGCAAGATTAAAATTTATTTTAGGTATTACATTGGGATCAATCTTATTTCTTACATCAGTAGGAATTTTGTATGGTCTTCTATTTGTTAGCCAACCAATTGGTGCACAATCAGAAAATGATAAAATGTTTTTTAATGTACTTGGTAGCGTTGCAACATTTATTACAGGAACACTTGCAGGTTTGTTAATTGGTCAGTCTGGTGCAAAGGATGTAATGTCGGCACAGTTAGCCAATAAAGAAATGGATGCTAAAAATACACAAGCAGATAAAAAATTAGAAGCAGAAATTGATGCAACTATGGCACGTCTTGCTGCAAAACCAGATGGACAAATGCCAGAAGCACAACCAGTTGATACAGATTGGGACAAAGACTAATGGCAGATCAGGGTACAGCAGCACGTTTAATTGAAGTTGCTACAGCAGAACTAGGAACCATTGAAGGTCCTAAAGATAATGAAACAAAATATGGCGCATTTACTAAGGCTAACTTTCAACCATGGTGTGGTTCATTTGTTATGTGGTGTGCAAATGAAGCAGGAGTAAAAGTTCCAAATACTGTTTATACTCCAGGTGGTGCACAAGCATTTAAGAAGGCTGGGGCATGGATTGATGGCGATTTAGCAGATCCAGAGCCAGGAGATATTGCTTATTTTGATTTCCCATCAGATGGCGTTGATAGAATTTCTCACGTAGGAATTGTTGTTAAAGATAACGAAGATGGAACAGTTTGGTGTATTGAAGGAAATACTAGCCCAGATAAAAAGGGAAGTCAAAGAAATGGCGGACAGGTTTCAAAAAAACTTCGTGCATTTAAGAAAAATAAACAGGGTGAAATGATATCAATAGTAGGATTTGGTAGACCTAAATTTGGCTCTGCACCTGCGGGTACTGTTAAAAAGACTGCTAGTAAGCCTAAAACATGCTCAGCATGTGGTCAAAATATTAAATAAGGGTATTTGACCAACTAAAAAGGGTTTGGTATACTTAAATAGTATATTCTAAGGGGATTTTTATGACTGTTCTAGCCGTTGTTCGTGATTCAGCAACTAATAAAATATATATGGCTGGTGAACGTGGTGCATCAGATGATAACACTATACTTGCGTTAACAGCGCCAAAGGTTTGGAAACTTGGTCCATATTTAATTGGATATGCAGGAGCATTAGATGGTGAGCGTATTCGTTATAATTTTAATCCATATGTTCCAGATATAAAAGATTTAGATAAATTTATGCAGACTAAATTTATTAAACAACTAAGAGATTTTTATAATAATTGGTGGGTTGATACTACAAAAGAAGGTGATTTAGGTCTTATTATTTGTGTTAAAGGACAAATATATGAACATAATGCCATAGACATGTCTTTATCTAAATATAATTTAGATTATTTGGCAATGGGGTCAGGTGCAGAATATGCCTATGGATCTTTACATGCTACAGAAAAATCTAAAGATGCTCGTAAAAGAGTTATTGGTGCAGTAAATGCTGCAATAAAATTTAGCCCATCCTGTATGGGTCCAGTTGACGTGGTAAACATTTAAGAGTATACTTTATATATGGCAAACTTTGACGATATATTAAAAGATCTACAAGACGAGTCATCAAATCTTGATGAGTTTGAGATTTGGCTAAGTAATGGAATTGAGCGGGGATGGGTAACAGAACCGTTCTGCAATACTCATGAAGGAGATCCTTATATGAGTGATGAAGAAGCACAAGAGTGGGAAGAGGGCGGAGACCCTTGCCAGGTAGTAATTAAAATAAAAAACAACTAATAGGGGGATGGTATGAAGTTAAAAGTAAAGTTTGTTACATTTTTTATAGCAGTTTCTTCTGCATTTTTTATATCAACATCAACAGCATCTGCTGGAGAGTGTTCCGTAGCAGATCCATGTCTTACATATGCAATGTTAGATAATTCTGGCACTGTAATTAATATTATTGTATGCCAACCTTCTGTATGTGGTGGAGGAACTTGGGATGGTAAAAAGGTAGTACCTCAAGTTGCAGCAACTGCTACTGGACAAAATCAAGGTGGATACTATAATCCAATTGGTAGTGGTAGAGAAGTTGTTCATTCTAACGGTACATTTACATTAAACAATAATGTTCCAACAACTGCTGTAGATGTTGTTGTAAATACCACGGTAAATGTTGTTACAAATACAACAAGTACTGAAACAAGCACCGTTACAGTTTCTAAATCTGCTGGAAATGCTTCAACATTTTCTTATGAAGACACTATTGGAAAATCTCCATCAGAGATATCGTTTAATGTTTTGCCACTTCCTAATAATACAAGTGCAACTGTTAGTGCAACTGATGTAAATTCTGATTCTGTTGTAACTGAGTCTGTAACTTTTCGAGAAAGAAAAACTTTAGCATTTGTTGAAGAATATTTACTACAAAATGATTACAATCTTTTACGTAGTAAAATTAATAGATTTTCTAAATATTTGCTAAACTGGTTTATATAAAAGGTTTGGGCTGTAGTTCAGTTGGCAGAACGGTGGACTGTTAATCCATATGTCGTAGGTTCGAATCCTTCCAGCCCAGCCAAGCGAATATTGCATAGTGGTAGTGCGTAACCTTGCCAAGGTTAATGTGCGAGTTCGATTCTCGCTATTCGCTCTCTGTCCCCATCGTCTAGTGGTTAGGACAACACCCTTTCACGGTGTAAACGAGAGTTCAATTCTCTCTGGGGATACGCCTCCTTAACTCAGTGGTAGAGTACCCGCCTTGTAAGCGGGTTGTCGTAGGTTCAAATCCTACAGGAGGCTCAATAAATGATATAATAGGATTGTATCTGCCTACGGGGGATACATAAAACTAACTCGCTGAAAAGGAGAAAAAATGGTAAGTTCGTTTACATTGGATCTTTTTAAGGATCCATTTTTTATTGGTTTCAATCGTGAATTGGACCGTTTAAGTACAGTACATAATCTAGCAACTCGTCAGGCATATCCGCCATATGATATTTTAAAACTAGACGAAGATACATATAAACTATCTTTGGCTGTTGCTGGATTTTCAAAAACAGATATTGATGTTTCAGTAGATAATGCAACATTAATAATTAAAGGTGAAATAGCAGAAGTAACAGATGCTGAAGTTGTTCATAAGGGAATTGCTGCTCGTAAATTTACTCGCACATTTGCTCTTGGTGAATACATGGAAGTATCTAGTGCTGAACTTAAGGATGGCATGCTTACAGTTAATATTGTTCGTGTTGTTCCTGAAGACAAGAAACCTAAAGTAATTAAAATCAAGTAAAAAAACAACCTAGGCATGTTGTAAAACTGCCTATTATTTGATATACTTAGATATAACTATAGGAGAATTAATGCCAAGATATGATTATAAATGCTCTGTTTGTTCTTCACAAATTGAGTTTGAAAAAAAATTTGATGAAGAAAAATATCCAGTATGCTGTAATCAATCTATGCAAAGACTTTGGAGTGCTCCTACTGCAATTTTCAACGGTAGTGGATTTTATTCAACAGACAATAGAAAGTAGGGATATAATAGTACTATGGCAAACATACTGAAAGATCATCCAAGCGTAAAACCAAAACAATGGGTTTTAAATGCAAAAGATCGCTGTGATAAATGCCAAGCACAAGCACTTGTTAAGGTTAAAGGGGCTTCTGGCGAGTTAATGTTTTGTAGTCATCACTATGATAAGATAATGAACAATCCTGAGTCATACGCAAAAATGATGTCTTTTATGTTAGAAGTTATTGATGAGCGTGAAAAGTTAGTTGAAAATAGAGCGATTGGGGCAATATAATGTATGAGTATTTTGTTAAAGAAGTAAAAAATGTTGTTGACGGAGATACCATTGATGTAATTATTGATTTAGGGTTTGATATTTTATTTTCATCCCGTGTTCGTTTGGCTGGCATTGATACACCAGAAAGTCGTACAGCAGATAAGGCTGAAAAGGCTCTTGGTATTGAGGCTAAAGAATATTTAAAGAAACAATTAAAAGATGCTAAATCAGTTGTTATTCGTACAGAAAAAATGGATTCATCTGAAAAGTATGGTCGTATTCTTGGTTGGGTATATGTTAATGGAGATTCAGAATCTATTAATAATAAAATGATTAATGATGGTTATGCTTGGGGATATCTTGGTGAAACTAAAATAAAAGATTTTGAAGTATTAAAAAAGGCTAGACTAAAGTCTGGAAAATGAAAACAGTTTTTTATTTTACAGCAGAATGGTGCGGTCCTTGTAAAAAGACAAGACCAATTGTTGAAGAATTAAAAAAAGAAGGTTATCAGTTTCAGATAATTGATGCTGATTATGAGCAATTACTTGTTAAAAAATTTGAAATAAAGTCAGTCCCTACGTTTATATTATTCAAAAATGAAAAAGAAATTAAACGTATAACTGGGGCACAAACCCAACAATCCTTATTGGAGTTTATAAATAATGAGTAATGAAGAAGAAAAAATAATTGAAAAACTTATTCTCGATGGTGGGTTAGAGACTGTAGGGGTTGATGAAGAAACTGGGGAACTGCTATATTCTTTTACTCCTAAAATTAAAAATCTTATGCCAGACCTATATAATGAGCATATAACAGATGTGAATACTTGTGTTATGGCATTATGGGAAAAAGGATTTTTAGAAATAGATTTTTTTGCTGAGGAGCCAATTATTACTTTATCAGAAAAAGCACTAAATAA